GAAACAGAACGCGAAGAATATTTTAAGAAAACCAATTCCCGCTGAACTGGAGAATAAAACATGTCAAAAATAAGCGTACAGCTTGAAGAAATTATGAGCCGTAAGGGCTACACGCAATCCCATGTCGCGCGCGCCATTGGTCGCAGCCCGGCGGCGATCAGCACGTTCCTGAGTGGGAAATACAGCGGCGATATTAAAACCCTGGAATCCGAACTGTCCGGCTTTATTCAGCGTGAATCTGATAAAGACCGTCTGCACCATCTGAATATTGATTTCGTGCCGACTATTACCGCAAAAAGCGGACTTGAAGTCATTCGCATGGCGCACCTGGAAAACGATATCAACGTGATCACCGGCGCGGCCGGGTTGGGCAAGACCATGATGTTGAAGGAGTACGCCCGCCGCTATCGCGATGCCATCTTGATTGAGGCCGACCCCGGCTATACCGCGTTGGTGCTCCTGCAGGAGCTGTGCGACCGCCTGGGCCTCAGCAAGCGCGGCACTATCCATGAGCTGAGCGAGAGCTGCGTCACCGCACTGAGCGGCACAGGGCGTGCTGTGCTTATCGATGAGGCCGAGAACCTGCCGTACCGTGCGCTGGAGGTCATCCGCCGCATTCATGACAAGGCCGGTGTAGGCGTCGTTCTGGCCGGTATGCCGCGCTTGATCCTCAACCTGAAAGGCAAGCGCGGCGAGTATGCGCAGCTCTATAGCCGTGTTGGCTTTGCTCTTGATCTGCAGGAGAAGCTGCCGCAGGCAGACCTGCAGCTTATCCTCACCAATATGGTCGAGGAAGCGAACAGCGACAGTGTTTTTTCCGCCTTTTACAGGGCATCAAAAGGTAATGCGCGCCGGTTGTTCAAATTGGCACGCGGCACCATCCGCGCCAGCGAAATTAACGCCACGCCGATTGATGAGGCAATGGTTGATAAAGTCGCCGGCATGTTAATTAGTTAATGAGGCATCAGCATGGAACAATTAACGGTAAACAATAAGAAGATTGCGGCGAAGTTGAATTGTCTGGCGCGTGTAGGGTTAAAGGTTGTTGAGTGCCACGTTAATTTTCGCCGCCCAGTTATTGAAGTTGAAGCACCACTGCAAGATTGGGTAAAGGGTGCCGTGGAAATCACGGAAACACGAAACGGGGTTAAGCGTACTGTCAAAATGACGATATGGCATGGCGCACATATCATCTGGTGTTAATTGCGTTTTATTCCGGACTGCTCGCTATAACATTGGTAACTATTTTAAAGAGGTAATAACATGTCAACTGAAAGTAAACAATACACTGAAGTATCAGCCCCGGCGGGCTATTGGGTTGACGCTAAAGGCGTGTTAACTCCCGAAAGCCTGATTAAAGATATCGATAAGTCGCGCGATGCTCTGGTGGGTGAAATCATCATCAAAGCCATTGAGTTGAATAAAGCAATGGCTGAATTCAAACAGTCAACTTTTGCAGATATTGCCGCGTTTGTTGACTTGTCCGCCAATGAATACAATGTGAAGTTGGGGGGTAAGAAAGGCAACGTCACTTTATATACGTTCGACGGACGTTACAAAATTCAGCGCGCAATGGCTGACCGACTGGCGTTCGACGAGCGACTGCAAGCCGCGAAGGCCTTGATTGATGAATGCCTGACTGACTGGACTGAGGGGGCAAAGCCTGAACTGCAAGTTTTAATTAACCGGGCCTTCTCAACAGATAAGGAAGGTGAAGTCAGTACCGGTGCAGTTTTGGCTTTGCGCCGCTATGAGATTGCTGATGCGCGTTGGATGCAGGCAATGAAAGCTATTGGCGAAGCATTGCAGGTTATTGGCAGCAGCGCCTATATCCGCATCTACGAAAGAATCGGCGACAGTGACCAATACAAGCCTATATCCCTAGATATGTCGGCGGTGTGATATGGGTTCCAAGGCAAAGTTATTTAACCAGCAGCACAGAATAGGCAGCACGTTTATTTATCAGCCTAACCGGACGCTACGCGGTGGCCCGGTGGTCAGAACGGTGGACACAGCCCGAGACCTTAAATCGGCAACGGTTGTGGAAATCAATGTTGCACCGTATTTCGTCAATATTGAATCATTAACACCGACCGGCTGAATTTAAACGTAAATAAATCAATTTTAATTATGGCGTAAACCCGCAGGGGCGCGCTTACGCCTAAATCATGAGGTTCTGAAATGGATAAAGAATTTTATGTTTCTCGACGCTCTGTTTGGGCCGGTGTTTTGATTATCGGTGTGGTGTGGGTAATCAGTCTAATTTGGCTCGGTTCAGTTATTTGGGGGGCGTTATGAGCTATTACAAAATTGAAAAGAAAACCGCTATTCAGGCATGGGATTTTGAAAGCCTCAAGCGCAAAGAGCTGAACGAAAAAGCGAAAGAGTTTGCCGCTAAGTTTGGTGCCAGGCCGGTCTTTAACACTGACGCTACTCGCCATCGTTTCTATGCTGTTGCGTTTCCTGATGGCGTACCAACATTTGGCCACCCGTCACTGTGGACAGCAGCAACGGACGCAAACAGATACACCACAGCCCCCAAACGTAGAGCACCTGCGGGGATGAGTAAGGAGCATCGCGAACTCTGGGCGCTATGGGATGAGGGGTATCCCGGCGAGTCGGTATCACGCGAACCTTTATGGTCTTCGCTCGGTTTGGATTGGGGAATGTTATTTATCTGTGGCCTTGAGATATTTCGATTTAAAGACACGATTTATTTCAATACCAGCGCCAAACCAAATTTGGAATGTGGTGCCGTTGAAATTACCGGTTCTGAATATTCCGCTGCTGCTGAGGATTATCAAAATGGAAAATAAATCTAAAAGCGAACAGATTCGCCTGGCTTTGGCTGAGCGCGGCCCGTCCACGGCGGCAGAGTTGGCCGAAGGTGTGGACATTGAGATTAAAAACGTTGGGGCGTTGCTGGCTTATGATTTGAAGCATGGCCGCCTGGTTCGTGGGTGGCGCGGGAAAATTCGTATTTATGGGTTGCCTGGCACCATCAATAATCCGTCGCCATCGCCTTCACTGGTTCCCTTGCGCAGAGCCAAGCGCTATGTCTCACGACTGGCTCGCCAACGTCAATCTGTTGAACTGCAGATGCCAGATATTGAGCCAGGCGACAACTTCAAAACGCTTTCAGAAAAAGCCCGTCAATGCGAGCAGGAAAATAACTTCACCGACGCCGCACCGCTTTGGTTAATTGCTGCTGACTTTGCCACCAAAGAAGCAAATCAATTCTGGTGCCGTAGCCGTTCTGATTTCTGCGTGCGCGGCTGGAAATATCCGGAGGTGAACCAATGAAACGGTTTACCCCTGATTGTTCAATGCATATGTCACACGAAATGGCGTTTATGCGTGAAACGCCAGACGGCGCATATATGGAATATCAAGACCACCTGCCCGTAAAAACGCAGCGGGATAACTTGGCAATTCGCGTTACCGAGTTGGAAAAGCGTCTGATTAGCCTGAAACCGGAACGTTACGAAATGCGTTATTGGAATGACGGCTATCACATTTGGGGGGAGTGGGAAGGTATTTCACCAGAATTGTTCGCACGGTTAAGCGTGGAACGCGCCAGGGATAACGATTACGAATTCCGCATTTTGTATGCGCAGGAGGATTTATGACCCTTATAACCTCCGGGGCGACTCGATACGTGTTGATTATCTGTGGTTACGCCCTGAAATTTCCGCGCGTTAGCAGCTGGCGCAGCTTCTTGGCTGGCATGTTGCACAACATGTCTGAGCGAGATTTTAGCGCGATGAACATCAACCTGCTTTGCCCTGTTGTCGCCAGCGTTCCAGGTGGGTTGTTGAATGTCATGCCGGTGTGCTGCGTCAGTCCTGCAGAAAAGCATGAGCAGGCATCGCTGTTATTGAACATCGTCGAGCTGAAATCCGACTCGGCAGGAATGCTAAACGGGCGGCCAGTTGCTGTCGATTACGGAACTTACTGAGGGGTAACACATGGCTAACTTTCTGTCTGTAACCGGCTGTCAGCACCTGGATGAGGGAGCGAAACGGATCTACCACCTGACCAACAAGACTTCGGTGATCGAGTATCCGCGTTTGCCTGTACGTTCTCGCTTTCAGTTCTATGACCCACGCGGCAATAAGGTTCACACCAACGCCGAACGCGTCGCGATGAAACAAGCTATTGAGCGTCATAAAAAACTCTGGAGGTTCGAATGAACAAAGATAACAGCATTGAAATCATCGGGTGCTTTACCAGCGGCACCTACATTGCCCGATACCAGGGTAAACAGGCCAGCAACACCGCCAGCGCAAAAGGCGCTGTCCATCGGCTGGCGGGCAAGATTTTTGGCCCCCTGCAACGTGTGACAGTCACGCGGATCAGCACCGGCCGGGAACATGCGGCCGGCACTTTTCGGGTCACTGTCGATGAAACCCAAAAATGCCGCCGTTGTGGCTGCACCTGGCGCAATGCGTGCGCCGGGGGGTGCCACTGGGTCAGCCCTGATTTGTGCAGCGCGTGTGTCGATTCAACGGATTCCCCGGAGGTAACCGATGAGCAATGAAACCCTGAACATTCGCCAGCAGTTCGCCAGCGCAGCTATGCAGGCGCTGGTGATTAGCGGCCTGAATACCGGAGCCTGGGCCGATTATGCCGATATGGCTAAATCAGCCTACAACATGGCCGATGCCATGCTGGATGCCGATCTGCTGACGAACTGCGTCGAGATCAAGCTGCAGTCGGCCAAATACCCGTATATCCGCACTCACAGCGGCCACCATTTTTATTATCAAGCCATCAGCCAGGATGCGATTGAGATCGACGACATCGCGCAAGCGCTGTCGAACATCTGTCGCTTTGCCGGTCATTTGGATGATTTCTACAGCGTGGCGCAGCATTCCGTGCTGGTCAGTCGCCTGGTGCCGCCGGAATTGGCGCTGGAGGCTCTGCTGCACGATGCCTCAGAAGCCTACTGCCAGGACATCCCGGCACCGCTCAAGGCACTACTGCCGGACTACCGCGACATAGAGGCATTGGTCGATAACGCTATCCGCTCTTTGTTTGGGCTGCCGCTGGAGCATAGCCCCGAGGTTAAGCACGCGGATCTGGTCATGCTGGCGACCGAACGGCGCGACCTGGGCATTGATGATGGCGACAAGTGGGACATTTTGGACGGCATCGCGCCGACTGATGCGTTTGCCATCCATCCACTTAACCCACGCCAGGCACGCCAATTGTTCATTGCCCGATTTAATGAGCTGTGGCGCATCCGGGTTGAGCAACGCCGGCAAGAGATTTTTGGGGATACAACACCATGAAAAATGTCCTGCGCAAAACCAGCGCCAAAGACTTTAACCGGCGTTTTCCGGTGGGTTCGCGGTTTCGCTACTACCCCGTTGTAGGCGTGCCTGACTGCGAAGAAGTGGTGACGCGCTCTGTGGCCTGGCACCTGCAGAACGGTAAGACCGTGGTGCGGGTCGAGGGCAAGATTGGCGGCGTTTCTGTCTACCGTCTGGAGCCTCTGGAGGCCTTCCATGAAGTACCCCAAGGGCAGCGTGGTTAAGTTGCCGCCCCGGCCTGGCCGGGGCGTTGTTCTCAACGTGTTCCCAATGCCGGATGAGCGATTTCGTTACGGCGTCGAGTGGGACAGCGGCTCTTACCAGGTCTACGACGAGAAAGAGATCC